GCGGCGTTGGCGGCGTAGGCGGCGGCGCGGGCGGCGGCGTTGGCGGCGTAGGCGGCGTTGGCGGCGGCGCCACATTCCTCCGCCGACACCGTCCCCTCACACCAGCCCTCAGCAGCCGAAATGACGGCCTCACACACCGCACGATCCTCACCCGTAAAAGCCAAAACCTCACGTGCAGCCCACACAGCCAAACGCACAGACAACACGTGCCGCTCACGTTCTGACCCTGAAGGCGCAGTACCAAACAACCGGCCAATCAAAGGCACCAAACGATGCCGCTCACAATCAGGCAGTCGATCATTCACATTCCGTGCCATCGCCGCCAGCGCAGGATGAGTACAGGCAGGCGAATCCGACCAGTCCTCACCCGCCAGCAAAGACACCATCTCCATAACGCAGGCTTCACCCGATCCGGAATCATGCGCCCCGGCTGAAAGGGTGGGCAAAAACTCTGGGATCATGCTGTCACTCATCGGTTCTCCAATTCATAGGTGGTATAGACGAGACGGGCAGTGGCGCAGGGGAATAGCTGACCACAGTCCAGACACACCGGGTCGCAGTCGGGACCGATATGGAACCGAACGTGGTCATCTCCGCAGCCGCAGTCGGGCACATGCAACTCCCGTATCGGCGCGAGGGCTTCACGGGCGGCAGCAATAACGAGGCCACGCCCGGTGCACTCGGCTGTCACAGCGGCACGTTCAGCCGCCTCTACTGCTGGGTCACTCATCGCCGGCCCCCATCGCATCCAACTTTCCCCGCAACTCATCCACCAGCGCCGGGTCTGCATCAGTCAACTTGTCTAGATACGCAAGGGCTTTCGCTTGTTCCTCCGAACTCAAGCCACCCGCGTTGATGCGGTCGGCGAACGTGGCAGGGATCGGCTTGTAGGTGGGCGTCTCAGGGGGCAGCGGCTTGATGACGAACTTCTTGTTGCGCCCCCGCGAGATTGGGATCGGGTTGGTCGTGTGCTCCCTATCGCCTGATGGCAGATCGCTCATATGGGACACCCGTATCCCCGACACATCGTCGCCACTGAACTTGACCTCAAGGTCGCGGTACAGACCCACCCGCTTGCCAACCCAGTCGTCGCCTTCATCGCCCCATATGTCCGCGAGGATGCGCACGACCGTCTTGCATGGCCGCCATACGCGATCCTCGCCTTGCAGGGTGATCTCATACGGTTGCTGTTCGCGGTTGAATTGCTTCACGCCGGTGATGGTGTACGCCTTCGCCTTTCCGCCAACGAAATCAATCGCGTTCAGCTGGTCAGACTTCGGAGGTGCGGTGATTTTCATGCTTCCAACTCCACTCTTGGGTTCTCCAGTTCGAATACCCGCTCCGTCATCGGCAAGCCTTCAACCCGCTCGAGGTACAGGCGGTGTTCTTCCTGTGCGTTCGCTTCGAAGCGTCGGCCTGCTTCGACAATTGCCTTCTGCCACCGTTCATCTGGTAACACACGCTTGACCCACAGGTTCATGCCGCCGGCGAACGACACGTAATCCAGCCACTTGCGGTTGGTGACGAGTAGTCCTGCCTGGATTTGTGCCATGTGTTCGGCGGGTACGACGTCTGCGAGAACGGTTTTGACTTGGTTTTTCGGTGTTCGGGACTTGATTTCGATGAGGCCGTCGGAGCCGACGAGGCCGTCGGGTGAGTAGCCGAGTGTGAATCCGTAGCGGTCTTCGGTGATGAATCCGATCTCGCGTACTTCACCGCGGAATCGTTCGCCTGCATAGTGTTTGGTGTAGGCGTCTCGGGCGTGGGGTTCGTCGATGATGCCGCGGTACATGGCGTCGTTCATGAAGGTAGGTTCGACGTGTCCGGTGATGCGTTCGGACACAAGCTTGTGGGTTAGTTCGCGGCTGGTGTCGTTGCTTGCTGGTTCGATGACGACTGCTGTGGGTTGCGTTTTCGCATACGCGGATCGTTCGGGG